CCTATTTACAAACAACTGATTTCAGCGGGAGTCCTGCGATAGAATACTTGTACCGGGTGATGGATGGGCCGGTGAAATAATGGCTACCCCTAAATTAAGCGATCTTGAGCCCGACGAACGAAACGCTAACAAAGGCACCCCCCGAGGCCAGAAACAGATCGTCGGCAGCGTCCAGAGAAACGGGGCGGGCCGGTCTGGTTTGCTGGATAAGAATAATAAAATTGTGGCCGGCAATAAAAGCACTGAGGCCTTTGCAGAAGTGTTTGGTGAAGATGTCGAGCCTATTATTGTGGAGACGGACGGCACAAGGCCGGTCTATGTTAAGCGGACGGATTTAGACCTTGACGATCCCGACCCGAATAATGCCGCCCGAAAATTGGCCTACGAAGACAATCTTACCAGTGCATTTTCTTTCGATCTTGATTTAGATGTCGTGGCCCTGGACATTGAAGCCGGTTTTGACTTTGGAGAGATAGACATCACGCCGGTTGACTTGGCGGGGCTGGGGGTTGAGGTTGAGAATGGGGCGGGGGAAGATACGGAGCCGCAGATAGACAAGGCGGCAGAGCTTCAAGAGAAGTGGGGGACGGCGTTGGGCCAGTTATGGCAATTGGGTGAGCATCGGTTGATTTGTGGGGATTGCACGGATGAGGGAGTGGTTAAGCGGGTGGTGGGCAACGACAAAGCTAAACTTTTTGCCACCGACCCGCCCTACGGTGCAAATGCTGGAAATATAGGGTACACGGCTCAAAGGGACGATATAGAGGCGATTACAAAAGATGATCTTGAAGGCGTTGAAATGCAGGCTTTTTTAGAGGCAGCTTTCGCGGCTTGCATACCTTCACTTGAGCAAAATTGCGCGTGGTATTTATGGCACCCAATGCTAACGCAGGGATACTTTGCTGCTGCTGCTGCTGCTGCTGCTGCTGATTTGATTATTCACAGACAAATTATTTGGGTGAAGGATCAATTTATTTTTGGCCGGGGCGATTATCATTGGCGGCACGAACTATGTTTTTATGGTTGGCGAAAGGGCAACAGGCCAGATTGGAACGAAGGTCGCAATCAGGATACGGTATGGCTAGTGCCTTATGACGGCAAGCGTAGCGAGATAGGGCACCCCACAGCGAAACCTATAGAGTTATTTGCAAAACCAATAAGAAACCATACAAAAGCAAATGACATCTGTCTTGAGCCGTTTTGCGGCAGTGGGTCACAGATCATCGCCTGCCAAAATCTAAGCCGCCAATGCCGAGCCGTTGAGATTTCTCCTGGCTATGTAGCTGTCACATTAGAGCGCTTTCACCAACACTCGGGAATAATGCCCGAACTAATCCAAGGTCAAACATAATGGGCAAAAAAGCAACCGTAGCCGAAAAAAAACAGCGGATCAGATACGTCTATGAGGCTCTACTCAGCGATTATAACCGAGCCGACATCATACAACATGCTGCAAAAAAATGGGGGGTGCAAACCCGCATGGCCGATGGTTACATTGCGGAGGCCACCGCCATTATCAAACAAGAGGTCGAGCAGCAACAGGCCGAAGGATTCGTTAAACACCTGGCCCGGCGGCGATTCTATCGCAATAAGGCCATCGTAGGTAATGACCTGCGGCTGGCCCTAGAGATCGACCGGGACGAAGCCAAGCTCTTAGGTCTATATCCCTCTGATAAAATCGAGCATACCTGGCGTGATAACCTGCCCGAAGATTGGGATCCCGAAGAGGTCAAGAAACAGTTTGTCGATTTAATGAAACTATCTGCCCTAAATAATGACGATCAATCAAGCTAGTCTCCTGGAATGGTATTATACCCTGCCCGAGCAGGACAAAACCAATTTAATTATTGACGCCCAACAAAGTATTGGGCTCGATTTTGACGTACTAGCTCGGGCCGATTTCACCGATAAACAGAAGTTGGCCACCGATACCGCAAACGAGACCAAGTATACGTTGTACGGTGGCTCCAGGGGGCCGGGGAAGTCTTATTGGCTCCGGTGGTATCTATTGCATCGGCTGCTTGAGTTTCACCGGCGCGGCCTGTCCGGGGTCGATGTCTTATTGGCCTGTGAAAATTACCCCAGTCTCAAGGGCCGGCAGATTACCAAAATAGCCGTTGAGTTTCCCTTCGAGATCGGGGAACTAAAAGACACCCAGGCCAAGGGCTTGGGTTTTCATTTATTCCCCGAATATGGCGGCGGGTCGATTCTACTTCGGAACCTGGATGATCCGAACAAGTATCAATCGTTTGAATTTGCCGATATCGGGATTGACGAACTCACCAAGAACCCGGAGTCAACGTTTCATATTCTCCGGGGATCTCTCCGGTGGCCTGGTATTAAAGATAGCCGATTTGTGGCAGCGACGAACCCGGAGGCTAATTGGGTTCGGGATTATTGGATCGAAAAGCGGTTACCTGATGAGGTGCCGATTGATCCCGATGAATTTCAATTCGTGGCCGGCCTGCCCGATGACAACCCCCATTTACCCGATTCGTATTGGCAAGAGTTGGACACATTACCCGGTGCATTAAGGCAAGCGTGGCGGTATGGCGATTGGTACGCGGCGGTTGAGGGGCTGGTCTACGAGAACTTCACCGCCGATAACATAACCGATCAAGAGCCCGACCCGGAGAGGTCTATTGAACTGGCCTTCGACGATGGATACATTGACCCTCGGGCGATTCTGTTTATTCAGAGATCGGACACTGAGATTTTGGTATTTGATGAAATCTATCATACCAAGCGGTTGGAGGAAGAATCGCTTCAAGACGTTTTGGATCGATGCGAGATCAACAACTGGCCGATCCCCGATCTAGCCGTGGGGTCATCTGAAGCAGTAGGATTAAAACGGCGCTTCCGTGATTTTGGAATCGCGTCAAGAGGCGGGACTCACAAGGTGGTCGAAGGGGTTAACCTGGTCCGGGGGTTGATCTGCGACGGTAAAGGGGTCCGGGTGTTAAAGATCCACAAGCGATGCAAGAACCTAATCGATGAAATATCAATAGGATTCAAATATCCCGAAGGGCGCAGGTCGGTCCACGAAAAACCGGCAGATGGCAACGACCATGCCTGTGACGCCCTGCGCTATTGGTGTAAAAGTAGGATCAAGCGACTATGAAAACGATTATCGGGTATCCTCTATTCGGGGCAGGGTGGACAATCGGAATCGTAACAGCCGGGGCCGTGTGGCTATGGGCGGCAATTAGAGCAGGGTACCAACGAGGGCGCTATGAGTATAATTGATTTAATCGACACGGAATATAAGGTACTGAACGGGGTCAAGCAAAAACTAACCACCCATCCCGAGCTTAACAGCCGGTATCATATATCGTCGGGCAATGATCAGATCTCGGCAGGGTTGGAAGATTTCGAGGATTTCGCCAAAGTCTATCGGGTTTACACCTGGGTTAATAAGGCGGTCAAGAAATCGGCCGAACAGATCGCCCCGCTAAAAGTTGAGGTTGTCGATCAAGAGGGCGAAGCGATTCAGGGTCATCCGCTGACTATGTTATTCTCAGGCGTCAACCCAGACTCGTCTGGCTCCGAGCTATGGCATGCCTGGGTTGTCAATATGCTTCTGGCCGGCGACGCCCCGGTTGAGATCGTTGACAGTGGCGGCGGTATGCCGGTTGAGTTGTGGAGTCGCCGCCCCGATCTTCTTGGCGTGATCCCCGATGTGTCAAATGAATTATTCCCGAGGGTGGCGGGGTATACCTGGGGCACCGATGAAAATATGGTGCCAAGAGAAAACATGTGGCATCCTAAATTCTACAATCCGCTCAACGCCTGGCGGGGCTTGCCTCCGATTGCAGCGGTCCGGGAGGGGATCACGATTGACATGTTTTCTCAAGCGTGGTCAAAGCGGTTCCTGCAAAATAGCGCCCGGCCAGATTTCGCCATAATCGCGCCGGATGGGTTGACCATAGGGGAGCGGGAAGAGATCGAATTACAATTCCTTCAAAAACACCAGGGACCGGATAATTGGCACAAGCCGGTGACTCTTGAGAATATTACAAAAATCGAGATGTTAAATTTCGCGCCAAAAGACATAGAATGGCTGGAGCAGCGCAAAGTCAGCCGGGATGAGGTTGGGGCCATCTTCGGGATGCCCGATGAGATTATGGGCTTTGGCCGGGACACATATGAAAACTTCGGCACCGCTTGGCGTATTTGGTGGCTATTGGCCCTGAAGCCGTTGACCGATTTTAGAGACGAATCCTTAACCAAGTTCTTTACCAAAACCCGGCCTATCCTTCGACCGGGCGAACTGATCAAAACTGACTTGTCAGGGATCGGGGCATTGCAAGAGGACTTGACCGATAAGATCGACAACGCTACTAAATTATTCAGGATGGGGGTTCCGTTTGATACCCTCGACGAACGGTTCTCATTAGGGATCGGCCCGGTCCCCGATGGCACCACCGGCTTTATTGATTTTCGCCCGTTAGAAGCGTTGACGGCTCCGATAGGTCAACGGGCGGCAACAGGGATGAATGAATCTAAAGCCGCTTTCGCCCAATGGGAGCAAACTTCGATCAACCGGCTGAGGACTAAAGGAGATCCGGGTAACGTGTTTTTGCACCCGGCCATATCTCAACTCGATTCTTATTGGTTAGCTACCATCTTAGGTATGTGCCAATCTGAGGCTGAAATTAAGGCGACGTTTACAAAGCGATTAGAGTTAAAAGAAGTAATAGGGGAACGGGAAGAAATCGAGCCCGAACGGGCCGAACTTGAAGAACTATTCATCCCCATTATGTTAGCGTTTTTGTTGGGCCAGGTGGGCCGGATCTTGACCGTAGTCGAGCAAACCGGCGAACAGCCCGACGCTGAGTTCTGGCAAAATGAAAACGTATTGATGGTTGCGGCGGTATTAACCAGCGTTGAGTCCTGGGTTGATACGGCAGTCAATTGGGTGGTGACCAATATCATTAGACCGGCTGGATTAGGCACCCCAGAAGCGGCTAATGATCTGGCTGCCCGATGGGCCGGACGCCACGCGGCGACGATGGTCCGGGGGATCAACCGTACCTCGCGGAACCTGGCTAGAACTCAGATATCAAACTGGCTGAGGGCTGGAACCGGGGATCTTGACCTCTTGACCAATAGCCTTACCAGAACCATTGCCCCAAGATGGCGGGCCGAAATGATCGCCCAGACTGAGGTAACACGCGCTTGGTCGATGGCGACTCATCAGGTCGCCAGGGTAACACCTGGGGTTAAGGGGTTGGTTTGGTTGACCCAACGGGATGAGCGGGTTTGTCCGATTTGTGGGCCACTGGAGAAAAAGAAGAGATCCTTACGGATAGGGGCCACTTATCCTGGGGGATTTACGGGGCCACCGGCGCATGTTCGGTGTAGGTGTATGGAGGCATTGATTATATAATGTTTGATCAAATAGTTGATACAAACCAAACAGATCCTAATTTATTTGCATCCTTAGTTGT